ATGACTGCTTCTTCCCGGTCTTTGGATCGTCGTACTCATACTGACCTTTGATCGGATCTATGGTGGCGCCGAATGGATTGCTCCAATCGACATCGCCTTTCGTTCCATCCGGATTGGTCAGTCGCTTGAGTGGCTTCAATACCGAATTATCGCCGGTTCCCTCGATCGGGGTTCCCCGTTTCTTGTTCGTGTTGAATATGATGTCTACACCATCCGGGAACTGATCCGGATCACCGTACATGGCCATACCTTTTAGGTAATGGCTGTTGTCAACGTTGATGCGGACCTGCGCGTAATGTGAACCGCCAAGTTCGAGATCAGCTGCTCCTGGACGAATAAGCATGACGCCATCACGTTCGGTTCCTCCGTCCTCAGCGTACACAACGCCAAGACGCTTAGAATCGATGGATACCGGCTTCTTGATTCCAACGCCACCTTCGTGAGGCTCGTCAAGGGACATACCGATATTCTTGATCTTACTTCGGTCATTGACCAGATCTCGAACAGTCACACCAGGAGCAGCAAGGACCTTGACCGTGGTGTGATTCGGACCACCCATCTTGGTGTAAATATAATGGGTGGTGTAGCCTTCCTCCTCAAGCATGGCCACGGCAACCTTGAGTTTGTCCTGAGAATATCCCAGATACTGCTCCACGCCTTTGCCAATGTCGACGGCTCCGTCCTTACCAATAGTCTCCTTGAGATTGTTGGCGATGATGGTTGACGCATTGGCTCGGGCACGACTGGAAGGATTGAGAAGGGATCGAACAGTGGATTCGTTCACACCCATGATCTCGCCGATCTTGGTGTTGGAATATCCCTTCTGCTTGAGCTCGTAGGCGCGATGCTGGCGCTGGGCAAGCTGCTCGTTATAGATAATGGTCCTACGAGCACGAAGCTTCGTCGTGGTGATCCCCATGGAATCGGCGATCTCTTTCTCGGTGAGACCGGAGTTCTTGAGATCCAAATATCGCTTGTAGAAGTCCTCGTGCTGGTAAGGGTCCTCGCCAGATCCATACGGCCACCTTCCGGAACGGCGCTTGACGCCGATGTGGGACAACGAGTTGGACTCGTCTTCCATCAACACGACCATGACGTTGCCTTTCCTGAAAATATCATCACCACTGCTCCGATTCCTCGGCACGCAGCTTGTTGATCAGTTGATCGAAGTGTTGGATTCGATCCATGATGTGGGCGATCTCATCCGGGCTGACCTCTTCGTAAATATCAGTGTTCGGTCCAAGTTTGATGTACTTGGGATCGGCGTTGGTGGCGATCTTGATGTGATCGTTCTGATAGAGACGAAGGTCGAACTGAAGGTTCATCGGCTTGACTTTGTATTCAAGACAGAACAGCGAAGCGTAGATATACAACTGATCGAAGTGCTTGACTTCGCCGCTTCCGGTCTTGAGGTCGAAGATGCGCAACAGCTTCTTCTTGTCGTCGTATCCGATGAGGTCCGCGGTGCCGAAACAATTCGGCGAGAAATATAACACCACTTCGGGCGACATGCGATAGTGCAGGCCATCATTGACAAAGTCGTTCAACGTCAGATGGGTCTTTGGCAGAGCCACACGATGTTTATTGAGATCAGCCGCAAGGGCATGTAGCTCGGTTCCGCGTTGTGCCGCAAGGGACGATCGGAACATATCGGCCATATGATCGTCATCGTAACGAAGCCAGGAATGCTTGCTGGCTCCCATGAAGGCATGAAGGCCCTCAAGATTGTGATGATCATTGAAACGCATCATGATGCAACCTCCGTGGAAATATGGGACTTGGTCATGTGCTGTTGAAGCTTGCCGAGAATATATTCCTCGTTCTCGGGATAGATGAACGCCGCGAACGAGTCGGCATTCATCTGTGCCACGTAGTCATCCTGATTCGGCTGATGCTTAGCGTCAGCACTCTTCTTGACCTCAAGGGCGGCCCATCGATCCTTATATAAAACAAGAAGATCGGGGATTCCCTGAATATAGTTGGGATCGTTCTTCAGCACATGCGATCCTGGAAGACGTTTTCCGATCTCCTTGATGACCTTTCGTTGGAAGTCGCGTTCCAAACTCATGGTTCTCCTTTCGACAGAGAAAAATAAGAGTGGGGAACGGTACCGCCCGTAGAAAGGATTGCTCGGAAAATAAGGCAAACTCTTCCCCACTCTTACCTCTATTCGCGATGATTTTGTCGCGAGGGCGAACCTACTCGACATAGGTCGGTTCCGGTACGGCATCCGCATGCTCGAGATGCCATCCATACCAGAATCCATCGGATCTCTTGAGCGCATCGTAGATCTCCTGATCCTTGCATCCGTAATAGAAGGCCATATGGGTCACACTGGGAAATATAAGATCCTTCTCGATAATGCGGACCGGTTTGTAGGCTTTGATGTTGCGGGCGTCATTCCAGCAAATATGCATGCCTCGGCATACGCCGTGGTTTCTTGGATGGCCAAGAGCCTTCAGAACATCGTCGACGCTCGTTTCGAGGAAGATGGCAACCCGCTCTGGAGACGGATGGATCTCATTAAGTTCGTAAATATAGACTTCCTGGTTCTTGTCATGATGTGACATGTGTTACTCCTTTCTAAAAAGTATGCAGATGTCCGGCCGCTGCATACTTTTTCGCGCGTTTTCTTCGCCAGCGTTCTCTTTGTATTATTACTTTTTTTTTCTTTTCAAAATAATAAGGAAATAGAAAAAACGCGCGAAAGTATGCAGGCACCCCGAAAACCCAATGATTCCAAGGCCTCAGGGCACATTGACCCTCAAAAAAGTATGCAGGTTTTTCTGCATACTTTTCCGGAAAACCTGCATAGTTTACACCAAAAGTATGCAGGTCCAAACCTGCATAGTTTTAAAAAAAGTATGCAGGTTCGGGCATAAAAGTATGCAGGCGGCCTTCCTTCCTGCATACTTTTGCCTCGTTATCATGTCCGAAACACCGCAAGATCGTATGCCAACGGGATCCTATAGACCCTTCTGCATGTCCGACAATAGAGCAGATGAAGGCGTTGGACACGTGAATATGCGGCCATCCGCTCTCCCTTCCTGCACAAAGCAGCCGTGATCTCCCACGAATGATAGTGCTCGCACGGCATGATCGACCGAATCTGAACCATCGCACTTGGTGGAATCTGAACCAGATCGTCGAAATATACCCGCACAAGACCTCGCTTCTGGCACCGTATGCAATACGTCCCGAGTTCGAAAGGGACCTCATTACCGTAGAAATCACGCAATGGCCTTCCCGATGTCTCGATCTGAACTGCGATCGGAACCTCCGAATCGCAGTCGCATGGGCTCATTTGTCTCGCAAGATCGTAGACGTCGATCCTGTCGGGATCGCCACCATCCATCACATAGGTCATACTAATCCTCCTTCCCGGAAATATCCTTCGAGGCGAACGTCCGCTCGTTGAAGGTCTCCTTGTTCGCGAGCGCCCTCAGGATCGCCGAATCGATTGGCGCGAAGCTGCGCAGAATATAATAGTTGAGTTCCTTGAACGGCGAGTTGATCCTGTCGATGCGCCCTGCCGCCTGCTCCATGATCCGATACGAGTAGTTGAGCGAATAGAACAGCATGGTATCGGTCTGCGTGCAGTTCCACCCGGCGGCCCCGGATCCATAGTTCACCAGATAGATCCAATCGCCGTCCTTCGGAATATCATCATGACGATGGCCGTTGTACTGGTACACCGGAATGCCCGTCCGCCTCCGCAGGCTCAGCAGCTCCTCCAGTTCGAAATCGTAGTTGTAGAATATCACGATCCTCGGATGACGGATGCAGATATCCGTCGTCTCCCTGATCCTACTCGGATCCGAATTCACCAGTTTCCTCTGGGCGAAGCAGTACTGCGATACGTTCTTGAGCGGCTCTCCGGTCCAAGGATCCTTCCGTTCCCTTCTTAGGGTCTTCAGGGCCTGTTTGTCGTAATCCACGACAATCTGATAGACGGGATTGCGACTGGGGCCACGGTCCTTCGGACGTTTCATCGGCACCATGATCCGTCGTTTGAGCTTCTCCAGAATATCAGTATGCCTCCAGTCGTTGACCTTCGGATACTTCGCCCATCGGTCATACACGGCATGCATGGTCATGAATTGGGTCTTGTTCTTGTAGAACCCGTTCGCCACGAATATGGGAATGAGATCCTCGTACGAATCCGCAGGTGTCGCCGACAGCAGGATCCATCGGTTTCCCTGAGCCTTGGCGATATGGATGAATTCCTTGCTCCAGACCCCGGTTCCGGTCGCATGCTGCTCATCGAATATGATCACGCCATGAAAGTCGTGGTAGGCTTTGATTCGCTGCCAGCTGTCCACGGTGATCTCCACGCCCGACGGCTTGTTCGTCCCGATATGCAGGCCGAATTTGACGAGATCCTCGCCCCATTCGGCCTTATCGCGCTTCTTCGCCTCGGTAATGATGAGCAGGTCGGGCGAGCCTTTGAGCGGCATGAGAGTCCTTCCGCTGTCAGACTCGCCCGAACGGGTCCGGCAGCACGTCCGAAGCCACCACATGATGGCCACGATCGATTTGCCGGACCCGACCTCGCCAACCAGAACGTTTCCGGATCGCAGTTGGCTCAGCGCCCGTTCCTGAAACGGTTCTAGAGTGACGGCCATTACTCGCTTACCTCCTCGGAGGATTTGAGCGTGGCCTTGAGGAGATTGGCGAATATGCCATCGTCTCTGATGTAGAATATGATTCGTTCATCCGGGTTCGATGCCGTATCGCCGGTGACACAGTGCTCGTGATATCGAACGTCGATCACGATCTCGCGAATTCGTATCTCGCCGAGAGATCCGACGACCGAGTTCCACGTAGCTTCATCGGGAATATCGTAGTATTTCATTAACTTGTTCCTTCGACAGACATATGATCGTATGCGAGGTCGTGGACGCCACGGGCATGCTCGAAGAGGCTATGCATGGTTCTTCCACCGGCTCGTGGATTTCCTCGAAAATATCCTTCTTGCATGGATAGATCTCGCCATGAACGCCCCGGATGATGTAATCCTCTCCGCAGCAGGCCTTCATCGTCCCTTCTAGAGTTTTGATGAAGATCTCACGGTATCCGAATTCGGCCTCGCCATGGTCGCGGGCTTCGATGAGCCATTCCGGCTTTTCAGACCACTGGTCCTTGAAGAACCAAGCATCAATTATGACCGGCTTCTTTCGATATTTCATGATTCCTCCTTTCGAAAATATCACATCATATCATCAGTTCCATCAGCATGGAGCCAATCGCAATTGATGGCCTTGGCGTTATATACCAGGCAGGTGACTCGTCGTGTATCGGTCATCGTGATCTGGCACTGCTTCATGTTGTTGAGGAAATCGCCATTTGAGACGCAATCGACGCCAATCGGGTCTCGATCTCCACCTCTCGATCCACATGAAGATAGACCGAATATCAGCAGCACCGCGCAGCAGATACCTGTAACGATTCGCTTCATGCCTTCGCCTCCTTGTTGATATGCTCACCGACGTAGTAATACTCCTGGGTCATCCGCATATCGCAGAGATAAGGCCACGGATCGTTCTCTTTGAAGTATCGCCCCAGATACTTCGTCAGTTCGTCAAGATCATCTTGATCGAAGTCATATGATGTATCCCAGTAGAAAATATGATTGCCGTCACTGTCGTGATGGAGCCCCTTTCCATCGAAATATCGTGACCAGAGAAATCCGTTGATCCATCCTTCCATGGCGATCGAGGCATCCGGACTCAATCTGTTGCTAACGGCGATACCGACGGATATTTCATTATTCGCGAACATGGTTCATCCTTTCCTTGCGTGTTTTCCGGTTTCAAGTTTGGCGTTGCGATGCCGAATATGATTGGCCAGCAACACCACCAGATATCCTACGGCGATATAGCCGGTGATGAGTAGCAGGCCAATCAGCAGCAATCCCATCCATGCAAATATCGTCATGATGGCTTCAATCATTATTGCTCCTAAATATCCAACGTGGTTTCGTTTTGTGGTGGATTGTCGTAATGGTACGTGAACCCGAGATAGGTTGGGGATGCCGTACCATTAATAGCATTCCTGATTCGTTGGGCTACGTTCTCCACACGTCCGTTGCTATGCCCGTGTTCGATGAGGTATCGCGCACAGTCAGCGGTTGTCGGGAACGTCAGGTCGAGTTCGTTGATCACGGTCCGATTCTCGGTGCGAAGCGTCGGCTCGACTACACGGAACATTCTGGCGAAGTTGTCATTGCCGAGAATACTGTCCACGGTGCCGAGCAGTTCCGGCTTGACCATCCTGGCGTACTCTCGCAACCAGAGGTTGTAGTACTGGGCGTATGGACGCTCGGGCTGATGCTTGCCGTAGATGCTCTCGATGTCGCGTATTGCCTGGGCGCTGATGCCCATCATTTCCCGACAACGATACTGTGTAAGACCGAGCAGTGTTCGTGCGGCTCGAAATTGATCAGGCGTTGGCATGGTCACATCACCGATTTCTCAGTTTCGACGGAATCATTCATGGTTGTCTCCTTTCGAAAATATCAGATATTCTTTGGATTGGTGATGCCGAGTAGCGTGGTCTTCTTGATCTCGACCTCCCGTTCGTCGAGGGCGATCCAATTGACGTCGCCGTTGAGGTCCGGAATGGCCTCTTTGATTTCGGAAAGCGTCGGTTTGTATGGGAAATATCGTTCGAGGGTTGTGTCTCTGGGGACGATGGAATAGTCCACGGCTCCGTTGATGGTAAACCCCTCGCGATAGCTGATGGTCAATACGTAAAGTGTCGTTGTCGAGCTCATTATTCACCCGCTTTCAGATAGAGACGATCGAGATCTATATCCTCGACCTTCACACAAATATACTTCCGTTCGTTGCATTCCGGACAGATGGCCATGTAACTGACGCATCCATCCCTGACGATCGGCATGCTTGTCATAAGCACGCAGAGACACTGGCAATCGACGAATTTCCGTCGTGCATATTGCCAGATGGTTGGTTTTCTATTGGGATCCATGAGGAGCCTCCTTATCGTCTGTGACGGAAAACCAATTTCCCTGTGAGTCCTGAAGGATCATCTTGTTGCAGATCTTACATTTCGAGTGAAACGATGCTCCGTCAAAATCGACATGATCTTCAGGAACATGATCGTCCATGATATTGTGTATGAAATCTCGCATCGGCGATCCATCCCATCCGCGCTGAATAAAACATAGCAAACGAAAGAACACCGATCCGATTAACAGAATCAGGATAATTAACAATATGTTTTTCAAAAACATGCTTATCTCCAAATATGTCGGCCTTGTAGATTCTGGATGCGCCGATTTTCGGCCTTGTGAGCCATTTTAAGGGCCCATAGAGAGGCGAACGCGATCGGAACGCTTAAAACTATGGATATGACCAGAAGGGCCGGGAAAACGGTGATTATAGCGTCAATGAGACCGATCATTTGAGCGCCTCCTTCTGGTCGTTTTGGCCTGAATATGAAACTTCGGGTCTTCCCTAACTGGCGTCCGATCCGATCCCTTCATGCAGTTCTGACATCCCGCATTGACATAGATGTTGCGTCCATCACTCCACGCATGGGTCGTATCGATCCAAATATACGGATCATATTCCGATTCGCAATGAAGTTTGTGCTCGTCGTGCAGCTCCTTGCGGATGGCTTCGAAGTCCGCATCATGGATTTCCATCATCAGACCTGCGGAAATATGGTTGTCGGTCACGATTTACTCCTTTGGTTCTGTCTTGTCACGGATCCACGTCAACCCTTTGCAAATCCATGCGGGAATATGGAACAGCCAACACAGAATCTCGGCCACGACCAATACCACGAATGTAATGATGCCAACATAAATAGGCATCATCGAATCATCGGGCGGCAGCGTGAATAGGGTGAAAAGAAATGTAATCAATAGCGACACGGTTGAGTTGGTGATCAGCGCGATTTCAATCGTGTCGACGTCAATATCGTCCATGTTCGCCCTCCTGTTCAAAGGTCCATTTGTCGATACTCGTTCCTGGAAATATCGAATTGTGTCGATCGTCCGCATCGACAGCACATCACTTCACATTCATGGTGATCCGGCGTGATCTCCCATGCGTCGGTGATGATCAGCGATGCATTTGGGTGGCACCCAAGATATTGTCTTGCCCGATCGAATACATTCGCTGGTGCCATAATACGCTCCTAAAAATAAGAGGGCATGACCGACGCGCGATGACGCCAGTCATGCCCTTGGATGGAAATATGGTTTACTCGATGGACTTCAGGTCCGCGTCGACCTTCTGGAAGGTCATGGTGTTGAGGGCCGTATCCGGTTCGTCGTTGTCATAGAACTCGTCCTCGAACGGATCCTCATGTTTGGTCGCGATGAGCATCTGCAAATATGCGGTGCTGTGATCAGACATCTTACCGCGGTATGCGGAGAACGACAGATTGACGTTCTCGATGTCGGCCCAGTCCAGAATATCAACCGGGCTGAAGTCGATCTCCTCACCCTGCACCACGGCCTTCTTGTGTTCGGCCCACAGACGCTTGTTGCCGTACTGGGTCTTGAACAGGATCTTCGGATTCCTCGTATCGGCCGGATCGTCCTTGAATTTCACGTTGACCTTGAGCAGAAGCTGGGGATCGGCGTCGATCTTCTCGCGCATACGCGGGCGGAAGCCCTCGTCGGTCAGGAAATCGAATTCGTCCTGAGTCAGCTCAATGTTGAAGTTGCGGTTGCCCTCGTCGTTGAACTGGCCGCCGGTGCCGGCGAAGTTCGGATAGAGGAGCTTGGCTCCACGAATGCGGTACGACACACGACCGCGGGAATCCACATACTTTTCGACTGCCATTGCTTTGTTCCTTTCGTTTGCTTGGTTAAAAATGTCACTTGGTGATGAAGGTGGTCGCCCGATCGACGAATGGCCTAGGATCGGTGATGTGGCCGCGATCGATATCGTCGAAGGTTTCCATTGGCGGGAATTGGATCATATCAATCCTTTCTGAAAAATATGGGCCCATGCGTCGGTCGCACAGGCCCATATGGTTTGATGGACAAATCAGTCAAGATCGATTCTATAGTCGTTCGACTTCACGACGCGGTCCTCGAATCCGAGACCGGCGAAATCACGGAACACCCGTTTGGCGAATTCTCGTCGGCTCATGTCCTTGTGTTCGGACCTGAGATCGAGAATATGCCAAACAAGCGCACTGATGCATGCGCCGATCAGGATGAGTGCCGCAACCTGATAGTCGAGCAATTCAATAGTCATCGTTGCTCCTTTCCTATGAATATCCTTCATTATAGGCGATGACCTTGTCGCGAATATCAGGAGTGGTCTTTGTCGTTATGACGAAGTAGCGTCACGATCTCGTTCTCGTTGATCGGCACGGCCACTTCCTGACGAATGACACTGACGATCGTTACGTTGCGATTGTTGTCGTCAATCTCGGTCAAGAGGTTGTTCAGGGTTTTGATATCATCGGCTAGATCCGTGAACCAATGGGAGATCTCCTCCTTCTCTGGAGAACTTCCAAGAAAAGTCTCAATATAGGTCACGATGAACCGGTGCAGTGTTACGATCTGGTTCATGATGTCCTCCTCAGTCACTCATCGCCGCGATGCGCATGACGTCCATCATCGACTTATTACGTCCGATGTTGTAGCCGACGTAGAAAATGGCACCGGCGGCGATGATCAGCGACTCCGGGTGCTTCTCGATGAAGTCCATGACGGTATTGCCCGCCTTGTCAATCTCGTCATTGACGTTGATGGTCTTATCTTCCATGGTTGTCTCCTTCTTGTTCTTTCGGAATTTTGGTGAAATATGAATGTTGAAGTCCATGATCAATCCTTGCGCTTGTGTCGGGTTACGGTGATGTCGTAGATGGCTTCAATGGGACCTTCGACCATAACCTGCCTTCCACAACCAGTGCAGATGAACACGGCGACGATCCTATGGTCCTTGAAATATACATCATGGAGATGGACGTCGTAATCGCATTCGCATCCCATGAGTTCGTTGATGTCGTTTTCTTTCACGGTCGACCAGGCTTCCTATTGCGAACATGATCCATCACGGACCTGAACCGTTCGTTGGCTCCTGTGTTGAGCGCGACGAACGCGATGACTCCGACCGCAGGGACGATGATGTCCCTGATCCAGAGTCTCGCCTCACGAGCGGTATCGATTGTGCGTTGTTTCATGGTTGTCTCCTTTCGAAAATATCAGTGGATCTCGTATTTGCTTATGGCGTCCAGTACGGTCATCACTTCTGCAAAATCTTTTGTCTCGAAGCGGTAAAAGATCTGAGCCTTGTAAACTCCCTTTGGATAATAGAATCTCTGACCAAAGTTAATACCCTTTTCCGACACAGCGCATTCGAAGAATTGTCGTTGTGCCGCTTCATCGAAGCCGTTGTAGAAGACCACATCGAAACGATCAATGTAATCATCATGGCGATAGAAAATTTTGAAGCTAAGGTTGCTTATGGTGTCATTCCTTTTGAATATAGGTCGAACATTTACCTTTCGACGTTCGAGTTGGTCTTTGGTTAAGAGTTCGGTCCTAGCAAATGATATGTTTTTCAGAGATGTGCTATCCAGAATATCAAAGATCTCCTCTTTGCTGGATTGATAGTTCGTATAGGAATAGCACATGTCGCATCCGAACGTGATGATTCCGTCTCCGGAACGATCGTAAAACATACGGGCACTGTACTCAGGCTCTTGACAATCATTGTGATGATCCACGTTGCTGATCATGGTATCAATGATGTTCATGTCGCAATCCTTTCATAAAAATATAGGCCCATGCGTTGATGCACAGGCCTATAATGTTGATCAGTTCTTGCTCTGATCGGATTCCTTCTGGATATCGAGATCGCTCTGGACCATCCACTTTACGGTATCCTCCAGCTGCTGGATCCGTTCGTGATCGTTCATGGTCGTCTTATATTCCTTATAGGCGAAGGCGATCGAGATCGCACCGGATGCAGCTGAGATAACCGCACTGGCGATGGTGAGCATATCTTTCTTGTCCATGGTGGACTCCTTTCATATACTATAACTCTTCATTATAGAATATGTTTCTGTCGCGGATACTCCGCCCACCAGATGGTCGGATGCGTCCATCTACGGGCGTGCTTGCCTCGATGAATCCGGTTTTCGATGATCCACAGCAGATGTCGATACGGTGCGTCATTGACGTATTCGCCGGTTGGCGTGACCAGCCAATAAACCAGAAGCCCGACAAGGGTGAAAGCTGCTGCGTATAAACAGCCCAAACAAATCATCAGATCAATCATTGCAATCACCCATGTCGAAGAAGTTCGGATCGTCGTCCAACTCGGGAGCTTTCTCGGCATTGGGATCGTCACCGATTTCATCGATCGATGCTGTGATCCTCAACCCTTGTGTGTAAATATCATCGCTGATTCTGCGGAGCTTGTTGTATTCGTCATGTATCTGAAGGATATGATTTTGGATCCAGGTGATGCTATTGACGATCTTCATCAGCAGAATCAACATCGTCGCCATCGTCAGTCCGATCAGTGTCTTCATCTTCCTGCCCATTGTTCTCCTCCTTGTGGAACTTGTTGTAAATGTCAGTGGCGTCAAACACACCGTTCTTGGTCACCAGATTCGCCTTATCAGCGGTTTTGACCATGATGAAGACGATTCGATCGTCCTCCTTGCACCAGTCTCGCGCATCGAGCATCACTTCACCATCGCTTAACTCCTCGGCGTTGATCTGAACCGCAGAAATATATGGATCAAAGTCAACGATACGCCAATCCTTGAGATAGGTGTTCTTTTCACAGTGATTCCTTTTGCGAATATAACGGATTAAAAAGTCAGCTCCTTGGGTTGCCAGATAACTGATGATCGTTCCGATGACCATGGCTAGAATCAGTCCGAAAATAAAATTGATACTCATGGATGAACTCCTTTATAGTGTTTAGAAATGATGGTGATCGCAGAACCAGCTGATGACCAGCATGAGAGCGAGCAGAAATATAACGATGATCGCCTCAGACCAGGTCATGCAGCCAGCTCCTTCATGAGATCGTTCGATGCCGGATTCGGCGAGGAATATGGACTACTCTCGTCGATCAGCCATTCGTACGATCCGTATTGTTCGATGGTGTCGATGGCATCATCGGCCAATCGCTCATAATATCGTCGGTCAATCTCTGAAGAAAGGCCATTGTCTCGGATGATCGAATGTTCCTTCCAGCGATACCCTTTTGTTCCAGATACCGCATCGTAACCGCCTCGGCTGTTCTCACGTACCAGTAGACCTCCTCCGCATCCCGATTTGACGGGGGAAAAAGCCGAAACCTTACCAACAAAGCTATAATGATGCTCGTCCGGTCCAAGTCCCTCGTTGAAATCGAGGAAAATATTGGACTGAGCCGACTTGGTCTCTCGGAAATCCTCCAGACCGACGGGCTCTTTGGTAAACAGGGTCTTAAAGACATAAGGAACCTGGAACTGCAACCCAGTAGCGGTCCACTCACCACAGTGCTCGCCGTAGGCCGAATGAGCGATGTAGGTGGACTTGTTGACGATGCACATCTTGTCATAAATGGATTCCAATTCGAAGTTGTACCCGTATTGCTTGCCCATTGCCGTAACAAAGTCGATGATATCGTGGTCCACATCGGCGATCTTGATCGAATCGGTTTTGATGTGGACCACGGTATATCCGAGCTCCTGTACCTTGTGCTTGAGCGCAATCATGAACAAGGCGCCTCGTTTGGCGACTTTGTTGTCGAGATTGCGGTTGTTCGGATTGGCCGCATCGTTGAACCGGGTGGGGAACGAGGCGCTGGTCAGGCCATAGACCGCGTTGATGGCGATTTTCAGAGCCTGAGCCAGCGCCTTGGAATCCTCACCCTTGAGCACAGGTTCGAGATCCTTGATGCGTTCCTCGGGAACGAATTTCCTGAAAATATCAAGGCATCGATCGAAATCTTTATGCTTGATGGCGATACGGGCCTGTCGGATGGCGTCGAACCGTTCGGTATATGGACCGAAGAGATTCATGGCCACGATCGAACTAGGATGCATGGATGAGACATCGAGCAGTCCGACATTTCCGAACATGCCTCCGAGATGTTCTTCTTTTACGACCATTGCGCATGCTCCTTTCCAAATATCTTCAGCGATTCGGAATTCAAAACTCTACCCATTGCTTCTCACTTCCCATGGATGCGGAATATTATTGTAATCTTGATCGACATCACCGTTCTCCATGCCGTTCACCCAGACGTATCCGCCTTCTCCAGGATACTCGCCCATGTATTGGGACTTCTTGTCCTTTGACGCATATCGGTCGAAGGTGTATCCCGGGAAAATATCCGAAAGGTCGGTGAAGTTGAATTCCGACTGCGGATGCTTGTTGTTCCCGAATATGATCTGTGCGGTATGGGTGTTGGTGGTGTCGTTGACCGTCAGGCCACTGAGCATGGCCAGCATCTGGCGTGCGGTGAAATCCTCCTTGAGGTGCTCGAACACGGCCTTGGTGGCCCTGACGTCATCCTCGCAATATGATTGCACCAACGGCCATTTGTCCTCGGGAACCGGTTGGTCCCATGGCATGCCTAACTCATGATGGTCGATACCTAATTCGATCTCCCACTTCTTCAGCGACTGCTTCTTGGCGGAGAAGTCGTAAATATCCGTATAAGATGCATTGTATGCCTGACCGAACATGGTGTTCTTGTTTCCGTTGACGATCCGTGTCGACAGATCATACAGTTGAGCGTTGTTGTATCCCATGACACCCCACGCCCAGAGAATATGATTGTCGTACTTGCGGTTGTTGAATCCCACCAGATTCTCATCGAGCAGTGTCATAATGTTCTGCCGCGGAGGATTGATCCATGTCTTAACGACATCAGAATCGCTCTTCATGAAGCAGACCATGAACAGGTTCGGAAAGACCTCGACATCGAAGAAGGTGAGAATATCGGCGTTCTTCGGATCGCTGCCCTTCGGAATATCATCGGACTTGAACTTCATCTCGTTCACCAAAACGATGCAATAATCCGACCAATGCGTCGACCGCAAAGCGAAATCGAATATCTCATTACGCATGTCGGTGACGTCGTATGGTTTACCGGACTCATGCATCTCGTCCATGAGCTTCTTGATGAACTCGACGCTTGGCTTGGTCCCAGGACAACACTCCTTGCGCAGAGCCTTCTTGATGACGTTGCGTAGATGCTGTTCGTCCTTGAGTTCCTTCTGATTGATCACAGACTTTTCTCCTTTCAACGGAAGGCCGCTTGAAATATGGGAGATCTCATGATCGTTGCACCGTGAGAGCAGACGCCGTAGGGACGAATTGCCTCGGAAGACCTTGATCTCGACATGGATGTCGTAAAGGTTTTTGAGTCTGGATACGTCTCCATCGTAAATATAGTGGAGGTGTAATCCCTGTCCGCTCTTGGACACCTCGGCATAGGTTGGAGGGAACTTGCGGGCCGCCTCGAGATTGGCCTGAAGCGATTTCTCGCCATCCTCTCCTCGAATATCGAAGTCGATGACGATGTGGTTTTCCGGGACCTTAACCCAATGAAGTCGACTGGTATCGAGGTCTTTGAGCGTGGTGCTGACTTGGGCCCATTTGGCGACTGGGGATCCGCTTTCATCGTCTCTAGCGTATTGCGCAGGGCACTCGGAGCAGAGCGTATCGAACGCACTATCGCGATCGTCAAGCTCAAGCCATGGGCGAATATCAGCATCGGTTCCACCATGTCGGTCAGAAGAGTCAACGATTCTGGATTCGAATTTGTCTCGTTGAAATCCATGATAGGTAACTGCCTTGCTCGCCCCTCGATCCATGCTCTCGAAATATGAAGCCAGTTCGAACATGAACTCGGAGCGTTTCATGACGTCGGTGATGTGGGCTTCCTCACACCATTCCTTGTATGCACGCCACAGATCGGTCAGACGCACTGGCTCATCGATGTCCATGAGGTCGATGTTGTCCTGAACGAATGTGTAAATATCATTCGTCTTGGCGATCATCTCCGTTGGACGATACTGGGAATATCGGTTGACCCCGAGCTTCCTGTAGACCTTACGACAATGATAGGCAATGGCACCCAATTCGAATCCGATCTGCTTCATGCAGTCGAAATAATCATCCGGTTCCAACGTGTTGCCAGTCGGATAAATATCAATCAGTCTCCTTGTGATGCCCGACTTGGCGTCGGTGATCTTCACCGGCTTATTCGTTGCCATGAATAGCATCGTCTTTAGCGGAACGGTGTACTGCTTGACACCCTTTTCGTTGACCACGATCTTCTCATGTGCAGCGATCTGATTAAGCAGGGTGTTGTCCCACATGTGACTCAGATCGCCATCGGTCTGGATACCGATGAGCGGAGAGTTCTTGAAGGACGCGGTACTGAATTGGTATCCCTTGCCGAGTTCCTCCGCATTGAAATATGCGATGTATCCAGGGAAGAGCATCTCAATGATATTGAGAATCGTCGACTTTCCGGTTCCCGGATCACCATAGATGACAAACATCTTCTGGATGCGTTGAATATCATTACCGTCGACTAAGGCGCCGATGCCCCATTCGAGCTTTTCACGTTCGGACGGGGCATATAGCGTATTCATGAGCCGGTCGTATGCCGAGGTGTCTCCCTCGGATATCGCGTATTCCAGTTGCACGGTGGCATAGTCCTCGCGCTTCGGAGTGTCATTGGCGAATATGATTCGCTGATTGAGCACCGCATCACTGTCGGCCAGATTGCGCAGTCCGGAAATATACCTGTTCCAGCAACCGTTGGAGGTGTTCTGCATAAGCATGCAGGTCACTTCATTACCGTCTGGAGACTCATACGAGTCGGCGAACTCCTGAATATCACGGTCGATCAGCTCGCCAAGACGTTGAAGGTTCTGTGACCAGAGATGACTATCCGGATCGAACACCGCATAAAACGACCCGCCTTTGACGAGCAGATCGTGATACCCTCGCATCTTCGGATCGGCGAATATGGATTCATGGCCTTTGTTTGTCTTTTTGACACGCACCTGCACTTGATCCATCTTCGCCTCCTTTACATATCGGGAATATACTGTTCGTTGAGCCAATATTGCATTTGCCACCACCATTCGGATGGGCGGATATCCTTGTCATCATGAACGATGAAGAGTCCGCCGCCCGATCCGTCAGGTCGGTACTGTCGATCCATCATGATGTCGCATCGGTCCTGAATATAACACTCAGGATCTCTCTGGTTGAGAAACCAGTCATCCGAGCATCGTGTCAGATCCATGTTTTCGAGGAACATGGAGAACGCCGCGTCGACCGGGACGATGGCCAGTACATCGTTGACCCGTTCGGCCAAGGCGACGAGGAACTCAAGGACCGAGCATCTTCGAATACCGCTAACCAACGAATATCCGGTTCGGCGTGTGTATACATCACGTAACGACTCGCCGTCGGATATCCGATTCCGATCCATCATGACACTGGAATGGAATGGTATGGCCGCAAGAGATATACTGAGATCGACGTATTCATCGAAATTCACACGACGACGTAGCCATTGAATATACGATGCGTTGAAAAATGGCGATGAATTACTTGTCATTGACCTCCTCCATTTCGGCCGCTATAGTGGAATTGAACCGCTTTTTGGGTCGGTATGACTCCTCTTCAGGAATGCCTAGCACCTCGTGCTGGTACGATCCGTCATGCCGGGTGATCTCGTAGTCGGTCTCCAGAATATCATTCCTGCACCACACGACGTTAGGATCACCAGTCTGCGACGACCTTCCGAACTTGTTGAGCACGATGGTGTTGATGATCATATCGGGATCCTGAACGATCTCCATTCCTCGGGCAAGCACGTCATCGTCCTCCCAGTAATCGAGATTCTCCGTATCGATGAACCACGGGGCATTTTCGTGATCCTCTTCGGAGATCTGATAGCTCGGTTCGTCATCATCGATGGACTGATGCCAGCGACGCGCCTTGATCGTCATGAGGATTGATTGCTCAATGCGCTCGTTCCCGTTCGCCTCGTCATACTGACGCTGTTCGTCATCGGTAAGGGGACCATCCCATCGAGGAACTCCGTCATCGATGATGAAATTATCCCGATCGGGCTCGTCGGCATCAATGTCCACAGGGTCATCGTCGAGCTCATCACCATGTTCATCATCGGGATCATCGGAAATATCCTTTTGTTCGGTGACTTTGGGATCACCATACGTCTTGGCGGCCTTGACGGCCTCCCATTCCTTCTTCACCTCGATGATCTGGTCGTCATAGAAGTCAAGCTCCTGCTCCTTACGCCTAATGGCCTCGTCGGTCGACCGCTTGACGTTGACGAACTTCTCGTGGTTGTCTTTGAACTGTTGGTTGAGTTCATGCTTCTTGCGCTCCAGATCGGCGATCTCATGCTCGAGATCCTTCAGCGGAATATACCGTTTGTATACCCCGAAGTAGAATATAGCAGTCGCCGTAGCGGCACCAGCGGCGAATCCGCCCACTACGAACCCAATGGTCTTGAGATTCATGGATACTCCTTGATTGAATGAACGGGACGGCCATCACGAAGATGACCGTCCCGAAAAATATCACTGGATCAGATCTTGTCGTAGATGATGCCATCCACGTTGAACGTCAGCAGGATGCCAAGCTTGCCGTCCCATGGTTCGGCATTACTATAATCCCACGGATCGTCGCTATTCACGCCGAATACACCGAAATCGACATAGGTGTTCTGATGCTTATCATCGACGATCCATCCCAGGATTGCACCTTCCTTGGTATCAGGAATGTCAAGCATGCGATACACATCGTTAAGGAACAGATGACCGTTGGCGTAGAGCTGATCATTCGCCTGATGCAGGACCGAACGAAGATGCGCGATATTCTGATCGGGATTTGTTTTATCCCAGTACATCGAGTATTCGTCGAAATATCGGGACAGTCCGTCACGGTCGATCGTGTCCTTGTCGTAATGGCGAACGGTCTTTGTCTCTCCGGTCTTTTCGTCGACGATTTCCTCTTCGACGATGCCCTGATAGATATCGCGCTCCTTGTCTTCGCCGAATTGCTTGCGAACACGACCTCGATAGTCGGAGAACTCCTTGGATACGGCCGTGAACGCCGAGGCAGCCGCCATGTATCGTCCGTCCAGAATATGATGCGCGGACAGAACACAGGCGATGCTCACTCCGGTCAGTGCGATCGTCGGCAGATACAGACGGGTGATTTCGGCTCCGGTCTCGACATAGACCATCGTCTTGTCGTGCTTCTGTGCCTTGTCGTCGTAGACGATCTCGTCGTCGTTTTCGGCCTCCTTGGCCTTCTTGGAAATATCCACCATCTTGTCCTGATGATGATCCATGACGGTATCCAGCTTCATCGTGGAATATACCGCGAAGCCCGTGGCAGCCACACCTGCGACGATGCCAACGCCGACGAGAATCTGCGGGGAATGCTTGTCAAGTTGCAGCAACGCCTTGTTGCCGAAACGTACGATGGTTTCCTTTACGCTCATGTTTATTCCTTTACGTTGAAATATGATCTCGGGGATCTCCGGAACGTCTCCGAGAATATCATTCAGTATTTGAACGACCACGGTTCGTCACTTGGACAGAGACGCGCCACGGCCACACTGGTGCTTTTGTCGATGGTAATCTCGAAGATCGTTCCATCATCTTCCAGCACCTTGACGCCGGTATTGTCATCGTTTACTCGATAGTCGAGAGCTTCCTGATCGATCTTGGAAAAATATCGACGGACGCGATCCTTCCAGATACGAAGCGATTTACGATCCTCATCCGAAATACATCGCGTTTTGTCGATGGGAAACAGACCCGTCTTTTCGAAGGCGCTGAACTCAGCCATGGTGAGTCCTCCTGTATTCTCTGGCTCTGTGGAGAAGGTTGAGTTTTACGACGACCTGTTCGTCACTCATCTTATCGACCTTCATCTTCCACAAAGGATTGGAATGCCACACTCCCAGAATATGCCGCTCTTCGGATGCGCTCATCGCAAGCTCTCGGTTCTCGGCATATTGAGGACATAGCCATCGCGATATCGCGCTATGGTTGCCCGTGCCAGATCAGTCCATCCGATATCATAATCGGTATATCTTGGGGATATACCGGATGCCTTGAGCAGATCGGCCACGCTGCATTGACCATAATGATCAATGGTATCCCGCAACGTATCCATGACTGCCTCGGCATCACGACGATCGCGGAATGTAATATCATCGAAGTCATTACGGTTTCGGACTTCAATATCACGTCGTCCTGTGGAACGATCCCGACTCATCGATGAATAGCTGGTATATCCTCGATTTGTAGAGTTGTTTCTTGGACGAACCTCACCGAACAGCAGACGACTGAATCCCTGGGATACGGTATCGTATAGCATGTCCTTGGCGTTTGGAATCATGACGTCTTTGACGACATATGATACCACATCGCGAAAATCGCCACCGAAAAATGTCTCGGCGACCTTCTGGACCTTGTTTTTCTTTTTGCGAACGACTTCGCCTTGCACGACCTTATCGACGTCGCTCTGTCTATCGGTATTCGGTTCGATTCCCAACGCCTCCCTCGAAACGTCGAAGGTCTCCTTATCGACTTCCGCCATATGGAACTCCTTTCGTAAAAATATGAGGAGAGGATCTCATGCGGATCCCCTCCTCACTATAGTTCATGAGAATATCGCGATCAGCCCTTGATGTTCGGCAACAGAGCGCTCACGAAATTATCGGCTTCGCCCTGCGTGGTATACATGGTAAGCATGAGTTTGCCATGGGCTTCGCTCTTGTGGAACTCTTCGATCTCCTCGGGCGTGGCGTGGCGGAATCGAGGCACCATGCGACGTTCTCCGGTCTTCTTGTCAATCTTTTCCTCCTCATAACGGAAGCCGTACGACATGTCGACGAAGTTCTCAAAAGCCGTGATCTTCGTCGACATGTCGTTGGAGGAAAGGTCGTCCGATAGTTTCTGGAGCTTATCGTTCTTTATCATATCGATGATAACGTTATTGTCGAGATGGAAGAGCAGATCCTCGCTCTGCTCGACGCCATCGATGTCGGTGTAGGTGACGGTCTTCTTGATCATGATATGGTTCCTTTCTGGAATATATGGTTGTTTGGTTGAAAAATATAGGCTCATGTTTCCATGAGCCTATACGTCTATCAGTCTTCATCGGACGGTTTGTCGTCCAATTCTAGAATATCCTCGGCTTCACTCTCGGCTTCCGCCTTTCGTTCATTCGCCTTGCGGATCGCGTTACCTACGACCTTCTGAGTCACCGATTTAGTTACTACGGTCAGCGCGCTTCCGGCTACCGTAACTACCAAACCAACGGCGATCTTCTTCGGATCGACTTCAGCGTTCTTCGCAAGGTTCTTGACGATGGCATTGCCAAGAGCCTCACCAAATGATTCCTTCATTGCAGTTCCTTTCGTTGATGAATTACTTCATTATATGACATGTTTTCATCACGAATCAGTACCTACGCGCCGTATCGGCAACGGGACTTGTGGAGAACCGCATGACCAGACACGGGATGTTGTTATCGGAAAGCATCGATGAAAAAGATACGTCGATGCGATTATCGATGGCCCATCCGAGTTCCTCGCCGATCGGAGCCGGATCGAGACCAAGTTTGTCATAGAACTCGTTGAGGCCGACCCACATACCCGGGCCATTGATGAGCTCATAGTTGAGATCATTCACGGCCCTGCGAATGGATTCCGGATTGGAATGGAAATATCGGTCCATGAGCTGATCGTAGCACAGAACATCACCGATTCCCGGAATCAGATCCTGATCGGATGGCGGGTTCTTGCGAATATGTTCCTTGGAGATCTCATCGTCGATTTCCTGCGCCTTCTCCTTTCCGAGTTCCTCGATGATCTTGGTCCGGTATTCCGACGCGGCCTTGGTGGCCATGGTGTATGCCGATGCATAGGCGGCGATCTTTCCGGCCGAGATCTGATGATGGCCGATGACGCATGCAATGGTCGTTCCGGCCATAAGCACCGTGGAAATATAGCACGGCACGACACGCTTGACGACCTCGCTCTTCGGCATATCGTCATGCTCCATCTCAATCTCCAGAATGACGTCACGGGCCTTGACGGCATCATGGGCTGCACATACGGCCGTGCCCACAACACCAGCACAGGATATGACGGTCAGAATCGTACCCGCGTTGTGTTTTACGAAATCCTTGACGGATTCGAGATTCATTGGTTGCTCCTTTCAGAAAATAAAGGCGCCACGTTTCCGCAGCGCCTTTACGGCATTGAAAAATGTCACTCCTCGACGGACGTGGAATCCACATCGTCGGAAGAGTCCTCGATGGCCTCCGGTTCGGTGACATCGATCAGTTCATCCGGTTCGCCGATGAACTTGACAACCGCCAAAGCCGCAACGGCTCCGACGACGATCGCACCAACGGTGAACTCGTACTTATGATCGACCACGAACTTCTTGGTCTTCTCGAACTGTTCTTTCATGGTATTATCCTTTCCTAGAGGTTTGACTCTTCATCATATGCCATGTTTTCGCCGCGAAGGATGGCGCTTCTGAAGGCCCGGACATGGCCCTCGATCCGATCGGCCTCAATGTCCGGTCGCCTGACCATGCCGATCCGCATCTTGCAGACATCTCGAAAACACATGTCGATCGATGAGAAATCCATCGCATCGGCCTCCATGCGTCGATTGATCTCATCGGGGTCGTCGCCTCGGACGAGCAGCCGCGCCTTGCGCACATCGTCGGGAATATCGAGATAGACGCCGAAAACGTTCTCGATCTGGTCATAAATGCGTAAATATGATTCCGGATCGATGACGGCGACGCTATCCACCGCGCGATAGAGATCCGACCAAGCGAATGCATAACTCCACATGCCAAAGACGGTGGAATATGTCCTAACGCAGGTCAGTTCCCCATCAAGAAACGCATTATCGAATTCGGCGTCGGTGACGAAATGATAGTCTATACCTTCGATCTCGTTGTCCCGTGGAGGCCTGGTCGTATACGCAAGGATCTGTTCATACCCACGACGTTCCAATTCCCTGGCAAGCGTGGTCTTTCCCGATCCTTGGGGACCGATGAGGAAAATATGGACACAATCGCTCATGATCGCCTTCTTTCTTGTCGGTCCGGTGTGTACGAAGAAATCGAAATCCGCATCCGTTCCGCCGTAATAATGGTTGACGGTGAAATAACACAGCAGTCCGGATTTGGTCCCGACCACCATATGGTTCCAGCCATCAATCCGGAAGCATAGCCGTTCGCTCCAATATTGCGGAAAATATCGTTCGAAGACATAGTCGATCCTATACATGCATGGTGTCATGAGTTTCTTCTAAGAAAACGGAACACGATCCAGATAATCCACAATCCTCCTGTGAGACCGGTCAGGACCAGGTCAAGCAGAAAATTGAGAATACCGTATTTCTTTTTCATAATTCTATCCTTTCGAAAAAAAATAGGCGCCACGTTTTCGCAGCGCCTATATGGGTCATTGTTCAGGTTCGACGATTGTCGCATGTTCAGTTGCGGCTTTCATGTAGTCAAACATCGTCTGGCTGAGGTTGACACCGTGTTCCTTCGTCTTTTCGATCGTTTCCTTGAGTTTGTCATCGGTGTAGTATATTGCAATGCCGTCCTTCTTCAGCGCGTTTGCAGTCTTCTTGCCAAGCCAAATATAGTCCTTTTGGACCGAATCCGGCTTTGCGATCTGAACGGCAACGACCGTGGAGACGACGCCAAGCGCAGCTACTCCTCCAATGACGAGCCAAGGATGATCGGAGCAGAACTTCCGAATACGGTTCGGCTTCTTCTCAGATTCGTTCTTGTTCATGTTGGTTCCTTTCCTGAATCGAATATGTTGAACCTTCACTATAATCCATGTTTCAAACGCGAGAAAAATATAAGTGCCATGTTTCCATGGCACTTATATGGTTGCGATTATCATTGATTGTTTGAAGTGGTCGATGCAGCGGCATTGAAAGCTTCGACGAAAGTCAATTTCGTTTCATCATCGAGCGTCTTCAAGGCTTCATTAAATTGCTTTCCGAATCCTATTGCATCGGTGTTATACTGATCGATCCTTCCGGAGAAATAACAGTACCCACCGAACGCAAGTGTAACGATTCCGCAAGCGCCGATAATCAAGCCGGTTTTGTGCTCGTTGATGAACTTCTTGATGCAGTTCGTCTTGTTTTCATTGTCGTTCATGGTAACTCCTTACTATAATGAATTATCCTTCACTATAATCCATGTTTCGAACGCGAGAAAATAAGAGCCCATGTTTCCATGGACTCTTATCCTGAATCTCCGTTCAAATATGAACGTCTGTCGTCAGATCTTCGGCTTCGGAACGAAACTCAGCGCCTTTGTCGTGATGACGTGGTCGGTCTCAAATGCGAACATCAGTCCCAGACAAACCAGCGTCCCTCCGACCCCGACGACCTTCGCGATCATGGCGTTGCGATCTTCGTTATACATCTTTTTCGCTTCCACCAAGACCTTGAGGTCGTCGACGGCCATGCGGGCGTGATTGCCATCGACCGCTCCATAAATATTGGCCAACGCCGCGTCGATATTGTCATCGAACGCCTTGTTGATGTTCCGATGCTGTGATTCGAACTTCATAGTGTTCTCCTTTGTTCGGTTACTTCACTATAAGACATGTTTTGGGCGCGAAAAAAATATATAGGCGCCATGTTTCCATGACGCCTATACGTATCAGCGATCAACAATCACCGGATTGTCGATAACGGCTTTCAGAATTTCGAGTCCATCCTGAGTGACGGAGCAACCGTCGTTCTTGATGTTGTTGAGAAGTTCATCTCGTTGGGTTCGGTCGAACGTTACTGTGAAGTTTTCTCTGCCGAATATTACACATTTGTCATTAGGTCCCTGTGCATCAACACAACCGCTGACGCCAGAAATGACCGGATGCTTCTTGGCGTAATATACGGACCAGCCTAAAAATCCCACTAATGCTGCGACGCTGACTCCGATCTTGATGGCTGTCTCATGATCATCATAGAACTTGACGATCTTGCTCTTCGCGTTCTCAAGTTTCTCGTTCTTCATGATTTTCCTTTCGAAATATAGTGAATTATCGCTTCATTATAATGAATGTTTATATCGCGAAAGGCCAAAAATTAAGAGGCCATGATATGGTCACGACCTCTTAACATTTGGACTTTAATCGTTATCGAATGTGGATTTCTCCAATGTTCTCGCAGTCATCGAATATCGCGATTCGAATCGTTTTCGGTTCGTCTATATTCAGAATGATGGCATTATCAATATACGATTGCTTTCCGCAAAGCTGCTCATGTATCGATTGTGCGACTCTATTCCGATCTTCATCCGACTTTTCGTGAATGACGATATCGGCAATGACTTTTGGTTCCATTGTTACTCCTTTCGTTGAAATATGGTCTTCATTATATGACATGTTTATATCGCGAAAGGCCAAAAATTAAGAGGCCATGATATGGTCACGACCTCTTAATTCTTATAAACATCACTGCTTATTGGCAATATACTTGTTGTACTGCTTCGTGGAGATGCCGAGGATGATACCAAGGAACCAGTCCACGGCCATCACGACCGCCAGCACGACCTCCGCGTACGGAAGTCCGGTTGCGCCGGCGATGATGGCGTACAGCACGCCGAGACCGGGCAGAATATACTGCACGATCCACTTCATGATGTCGTACGTCTTGTCCGACATGAGCAGCGGGATGATCTCCTGTTGAACGAAATCGGGATTGAAGACCTCGTCGGTCGGTTCCTCGGGAGCCGGTTCGGTGTTCTGATCGGTCATTTCTCCTCCTTTCTTGTTTCAACGATATCGAGCGGAAGCTTGTTGACCTCTTCGGCGACCTTCTTGGCGTAGCCGTTGCCGCCCATGGCGCTGTATGGGTAATAGAGGTAGTGGTTGAATTCATCGAGGTCATCGAGGGTGATGCGGCTCTGCTCAAGATAACGCTTGCCGACTTCAACGATCTTGGCGTGAGCGAGTCCCCGCACCATCTTCTCGATGGCTTCGATGCGTTCGTCCTCCGAATCGTCTTTCTTCTTGCGATTGTTGATGACCGTGGTGACGAACGCCCAGAGTCCAGACGAAGCGAACACTGAGCATACGACGGTGACGATCGTCTGGACCCATGGGTTCATATCGATTCAGTCACCTCCGCATCAAACGGTCAACGTCGTCGACCACTTGGTAAGGCTCTCCTTGATGCGCTTGCGCTGCTCGGGAGTGGCGTCCTTCCACATGGTCTCGACGTCGGTCTTGAGGCGGTTGAGCTTCTCGTCCGGCGTCATGGTCGACATGTCGCCATGCTGGAGCGTGCCGCCATCGGAGCTCATATCGCCGTCCCAGTCGCGGCGCTCATTGCCGGGATATCGGCGGCCGACCGTGTTCCTGCGACGAAAACGTCCGGATGACGTACGATTACGGTTCGGCATGTCGCCATGCTCGATCCATTCCTCGTACTCGTCATCGTCCTCATCGCGGTCTTCTCGATCATCGCCTTCCTTCATGGCCTTGATGACGGTCTTGTAATAGCAGGCCTCCCAGCAGCACTTCTCCGCTTCGGCCAGGTGATGGATCATGTTGATCATCATGTCCATGCCCTGGACGTCCTGAATAGTGCTGCGTTCGACGTCAAGGTCGTCCATCTTCCCGCGGACCTTGCGCATGAGGGCATCCTTCATGTCGCAGATGCCGTCGAGATCCTTAGTCATATGAGTCATGACAGCCTCCTTATGCGATCCTGCGAGCGGTGAATGCCGCGTTTGCGTCAACGGTCACCGGTTCGGTTCCGGTGTTGGTCACGGACAGCGTGACATCCTCGCCTGGGCACACCTTAAGATATGTCCGGGCTGCGAGGTTCTGGTACGAATTGGCGGTATCGATGGTCTCGATCATCGTCGTCTCGGCCAACGGGGTGCCGTCGATGGTCATCGCCAGCTGAACCTCGGTTCCCGCGGTGCCGCTGGTGACGTTGCCGTTGAAGCTCAGATCGAAGATGCTCGCCTGGCCGCAGCGGTTCCCTCGGCCACGCAACCGAACGGCTCCGGATCCCTGACGATGATACTCGGACCCGCCGCAGCCGTTGCGGTCGCATCCGGTGTGGATCACCGTCAGGTTGAAGGTAACAGTCCCGCCGACGGGGATAACCTCCACGGCGGAATTCGACAGAACAATCATCGGTTATACCTTCTTTCCGTGGCTCAGCAGCCGCAGGACTGATAGCAGTTCTGCTGGCCACCGTAGTAGCCGTTCGGGTTCGGCACCGTGTAGGCCGGAACCGGAGCCGGGGTCTTCAGCTGGGCGACCAGATATGCGTTCTGGTTGGACTGGGAGGCCGACAGGTTAAGGGCGTTCACCTGGGAACGCAGCTCCGCGATGGTGTTGTCCTTATCCTCCATACGGTAGGCCACCAGTTCGTCATGCAGCTGACGGTAGTTGGTGTTTTGATTCTCGGTGATATCGCGAGCCGCGTTGGAGATCGCCGTGGTGACCGCGTTGGTGCTGGTCGCCATGTTGTAGTTCACGCCTGAAATGGCCTCGCGGTTCTGGCAGCAGCAATCGGCCAGCTGCGCCTGAAGGGCGGCTGCGGACTGCTGCTGGGCGAACTGGGCCTGGGTGATCGCGTTCGCGGTATTGTAGCCGTTCTGCATGATGTTGGTGTTCACACCGTTGATCTGGCTGGCCACATCATAGCCGAGGGAACAGATACCCGAGTTGATGCCGTTGAGCATGGTGTTGACGGACTGGTTGTTGAAGCCCGACTGAAGCTCGGCACAGGTCGCAGGGGCGCAACACCCGCCGTTGCCGGAGCCGTAGCCTCCGCCGAACGCGCCGTTGCGTCCCCAGCCGAACAGCAGGGCCAGCAGGATGATCCCCCAGCCATCACCGTCGCCGAAACCGTTGTTGCGGTTCCCGCCGGTGACTGCCGCAACGTCGGCGGCACTGAGGTTATTCGAAGCGAACATGATAGTTCCTCCTTATGTTGTTTTGTTGATTGTTATTTGTTTCCTTAGGGAAGTCCAAGGAAGGCCTTGGCTTGCTGGAGCGCGGTGTTCCAGTCCATCCCCAAAGTGTTGATGTAGTTCTGCGCCAGCTGTTGCCCGGATTGGGCATCCCTACGCTCCAAGGCGTTGAGAATGGGCGCGTTGTTGGGATTGTTGCGCACGACGGGATTCTGCTGCAACATCCGTTGAAGAATATCATCGGGTCCAGGCATGACGTCCTCCATCAATTCGTCAAGGATTCCGTAAGCTGCGTAATCTTGCCCTCCAAGGATTCGAGCCTCCTGAGGATCTCGTCCTGCTGCGAGGGTTCCTGAGGCTGGGACTGCTGGACCTCCGGAATATAACGGACCGTGGCGATGGTGCCATCCGGCTGCCACGACTTGGCGAGGATCGATGACCCGTCCTGCATGGGGAAATATGCGGGAGCGCCGTTCTGAGGGACCTCGGAGACGGGGATCTGGTCGTTCGCCGTGACGATATGACCGACTAGAGGTGGATTGGCCTGCGTCTGGACCTGCTGGACGGGCAACTGCGCCGTCTGCGGTTGCATGTACGGCTGCGGGCCCTGCCACGGAGACTGCGGCAGATAGGTCTGGCACGAGTTGTATCCGTAGGTGGGGCCGTTGTATTGAGGCATGGGCATGATGGACTCCTTTCGATACATCCTTTATGTTTATAAAAGAACCCTCCTCCGGGCCAATGACGACGGTAAAAGGATGGGAAACCCGTCATCGGAGCATCCGGAGGAGGAAATATCATTCGACAGAAAATCGGCGCAGAACCGCTTAAGCCGTTCGACGCCAAAGATAGATCGCGATGTACGGTGGCATGTTGTTGTGCGCCTTATTGCTTCCGGTATACTTGGTGTATCCGTCGCTGACCGTAGCGTCATTTAACTGAGCGCCACCGATTTTATTGGTATTCCAACTACCTCCGCCCTGCATCGTGGCGTACTTTCCCAGGGCGTGGCGATGCGACGGCATTTCGTCCATAGTAAGAACATGCGTCTTCTCGCCACCGGTTTTGCCGGCAGTGAAGTCCGTATCGGACTCGTCGACGGACACGAGGGTTCGTCCCTTACCGTAGCGCTCCCATGTACCGCCGTAGATGGTAGCCGGTGAGGTGCTGTTGGTGGAGAAGTACAGCGACCCCACCGGGTACATCTGATTGCGGAGTTTTTCGAGCGTATGCTCTAAACCTGTTTGATCCAAATATGATACCATTATTCTTATTCCCGTCGGAGTAATGGTACCACCGGCGGAAGCAAGACACATAATCATAATCCAGGCACGTTTGGTGCACAGGTCTCGCTTAGCGGACAGAACACCGTCGTGCGACGTGTCCGCCTTTCCTCGTTCAAGGGTGATGTGCGCAAGCTCGGTGACGTCTATGCTGGTTCATTCGACGCAACCTGGGGAGCCGCTATCGTCGGACATTCCGACTCTGCGAGCTCGATGGAACCCTACGTCGCTGTGTATGTGTGGCGCAGAACGGCTTAAGCGGTTCTTCTCCAGACGTACACGGCAATGTAGGGGCTCAAGCTTGAGCCCCTCTTTGTGTCGGTTTCGTATCGATATCGCCTGGAATTATACGGTGCACCGGTTTGATTAAGCATCGAACCTGACCCAATAACTGCTTTATCTTCAAGCTTCGTCCATTCATGGAAACTGTCTATCGCTTCGCCGCTATCTTTGTCATACGAGACCAATCCGCTCCATACGGCTAGATGGGAATCGTTCGGAGCGATCAGGGTATGACCATAGAACGATCCGACAGCGATTCCATACTTATGATTATGTGTCTTGCTTCCGCCGGTGGTACCGGCCTTGAAGTCATTGTCGGTATCGGAGGCGCTGATCAGCGCTCGTCCGGTACCGTAACGTTCCCAGCTGCCGCCATACAGCGACGCCGGGCTGGTGGAATTGGTGGAAATATAGATCGAATCGACCGGGTACATCCGGTCCAGCATTTTATCTACGAGGTGCTGGACCCCCCTGATCAAGGTAGCTTACCATGAATATCTCCTTAGAACATGCCGTCGATGGTGGACTCGCTGATGCGGGTCATGCCATCCGATGGGAATTTATCGAGCTTGGCCTTGTCGGTCTTGGACATCAGGCCGTCCTTCGAGGACGTGGCCGTTCCGATGGCCGAACCGTAATCGCCGGACAGACCGTCGAGCTTCTTCTTGTCGGCAGCCGACATCAAACCAGCCGTCGACTGGGTGGCCGCGGAATAGGTCGTATCCTGCGTGGTGAACGTCGAGGTCGTGCCGTTGCCCTTGGTCACCGTGACAGTGCGTCCTGATGCGGTGACGGACTTCACATAGGTCGTGTTGATGGTCTGACCGGCAGAATCCTGCGTCGCCTTGGTGGCGTTCGTGGCGTTGGTCGCGTTGGTGGCGTTCGTCGCGCTGGCGGCCTTGGCGATCGTATCGGTCGTTCGGACCAGAGCGGTCCACGAGCTCCATGCGGAATTAGAATACGACCTCGTCCAGATCTTGTTGCTGTTATCATACAGGATCTGACTGAACACACCCGACGCCGTCTGCATCATCCACATGCCGAAGTACTCGACGCCGGATGGCTTGTTCGATACAGTATTGCCGCCAGCGGAGTAATAATACCCGCACTGTTCTTCGGTATTGTACGAGTTCAGGTTCTGATTGGTAAGCACAACCGGCGCCGTCGGAGGATTCTGGACACCTAGAGCCGTACGGGCCGTCGCGGCCGACGTGGCTCCGGTGCCTCCCTTGGACAACGGGATTGTAGGAAGTCGGTCGACTGCCAGTGTGCCACTGGTGATGTCGGAAGCGGCGTGACTGTGCTTGGCCGCGGCGAACAGCGCTTTGATCGAGGACCAAAGCACCGTCCTGGTGCCCGCCGAACCAGTCGTGCTATCGATGACGAACACGTCCGAATCCGACGGTTGCGAAGTGCGGGTATAGGTATTAAGACGTGCCATACGTCATCTCCTTAGTCGATCTGTTTCCATCCCTGCGGATAGGCATCCGGCGAATAGGCGTTGTTGTTCATCGTGCACTCGTAGCGATGGCCGTTATACGTCACCTTGTCGCCGATGTTGTATGCGTCATGGGCGCCGGTCGGTTGGACGAATGCCGGATACTCGTCATCATCGCCACCGGGTTCCGGGCTTTCGCCGGTGCCATCCAACTTGGTCCAGCCTTGCGGATAGGCGGTCGGCGACCAGACATTATAGTCGATGTTCGACTGATAATAGGCGCCTTCGAAGGACACCTTGTCACCCTTCATGTAGGTGTCCGTAGCACCAAGCGGCTGGCTGAACGGATGGATGCCATGCTCGTCCGGCTCATCGACGCGCTTCCATCCCGAGATGTAGGTATCCGGCGGGAAGATCTCCTGGGAGGTGTCGTTCTGAAGGCAACGGTACAGAACACCCTTATACCGGACAATATCGCCGGTCTTGTATTCGGTACCGACAGTCCACTCCGGAACCAGAGCCGACACGGCCTTCAGATCCTCGACCGGCATGCTGGTCAGCATCGGCTGAATCAGCATCGGCACGGCGGCCATGACGGCCTTCTGGATCTCCTGCTGTTTCACTTCCTGCGCCTCACGCTCGGCATTGGCCTTGAGTTCCTCAGCGGTGAACTTGGTGTAGCGCTGAATATCCTCGTATTCGTCCCAGGCTTCCTTGGCTTCGACGCCTGGAACGTCCACCTTCCACTCGACGTCCTTACCGCCGTTCGGATACTCCTGAAGGGTCTCGTAATGACTCTGCTCCTCGACGGCTTCGACGGCATCGTGGTGCTGAACGAAGATCTTGTCATCGGAGAGCTTGCCGAGACGATAGTCCACGTCCTCCGGCTGGATCTCGTTGTCGTTTTGGTCCAAAATTCTCATGATGATTCCTTCCTTAGTAAATAACAAACATGTCGTCGATGACGGAGTTGGGGATCGACGTGATGGCCGACGGATCGGTCACGACACTCTCAATGAGCTCGTGCCACTCCTTTTTGTTGGACTCCATGGTGTCGTCGAATTGCGCCTGCCACTGTCTGATGATGGTGTCGGCGTTGAAGGTGTTCTCGACCAGTGTCGCCAGAGGACATGCACTCGTACCGATGGCGTTGGTGATGTCGGCGGAGGTGATGTTCGTGGCACCATGAGCGACCTTAACGTACGCCAAGGGATATTCGGAAATATCCGACGTCTTGGTCATAGTCGGACGTTGTGGACTTCCGCTTGGCGTTCCCTTCTTGATGAGAATACTATTGGCCCTGACCGCCAATGAGGTATCGACCCGAAGCACCACGGCATCAATACGGTCCTGAGTGGCCGACGCAGAATCGATCGTCAACGGAAGATCGGTGGAATTATAGGTCCATGTATGATTGAACCAGGCTCGACCGGATCCGACAATGACCTGCATGCCGCTTCCCGACTTAACGACCAGATGGTCCTCGAAATTCGGAAGCACACCATAGTTGATGATGCCATCGAAAATCTGCCCCATCTGAATATTGTTGTACACACGATCATGGTTCGAGGAATTGAAAAATCCTGAGGTAACGGCCATGGCTTACTCCTTTCTGGTTAATCATCTATCTTCACCGAGGAATGCAAGGTGTTGTCGGTGGAATCTCGAATCGGTAATCCGGAGGAATCATCGATCGATGTCAAGGAATCGACGATCGTCTCCAATGTCGGATACTCGCTGTATCCATTGGTATCCCAGTTACGAATATACTCGGTGATCTTGGCCGGATACGCCATGTTATAGGCGTTCTCGAATTGCACAATATCACCGATAGTGTAATCTTCGTTGTAGACCATGCCAGTAGTTGATGATACCTCTGCATCGAAGGTGATACCGGAACCAACCTTTTTGAGTTCCTTCTTTCCTTCCGATTTGAGGGAGTTAAGTACCGTGGAATCCGGAAGCGGTTTTCCCTCATCATCGTTTTGCTGGACCGATAGTCCGCCATAGAACGTTTCGTGATAATCCCATCCGATAGATCCGTCCTCATTTGGAACATAAGCGACCAGACGTTTCGTCGAACCATCATCGTTTCGTGTCTCGGACCCGCCGACGTATGCGGCATTATAGAATTCGCGATAGTCCATAGTGGTGTCCGACGAAACCAGATTTCCGTAATTCGATGAAAATATCACATATGGATTCTTATCCTGTTCATATGAATGATCAGTTCCGTTTATGATGCGAAACGTCATTTTCGTATCGATCCAACGGTCGGCCGTTGCCAAACTAAGACGGAATCCGTATTTCTTGGAGTCGAGAATCGTCTTGACGGCATCGTATACGGTGTCGCCATCGAATTCGTATCCATCATCGGTCTCCGACGAAGTGTCAGGAAGATCGTTGTTCTTTTCAAAAACGAAGTTGTCGATCTTCCGTCGTGCTTCCGTTGGCTTGATGACATTCTCGTTCAGAATCGTCTGAATCGCGATCTGAATATCGCCTTTGTACGTGACTTTCTTCGGAATGACTCGTCTCAACAGAAGCGACTCCAAGGAACGACCGCTCACGACAAGATGATCTCCATCTTCGAGATTGCTGGTAATCTTCACCTGATCGATCACCATAGTCGATACGGAATCGGGATAGAACAGATAATATCCTTTCGGGAACCGTTGGATATTCTCGATACTCGCCCGAACGTAGAATTCGAAATCGCCATAAGCCGAGAACCGCTCGGTCCAAATAACCGATTCGAACTCATCGACGATGTCGACGACCTTAAACGATTTGTCCAGTACGAAAAATTCCATTCGTTTCGCCATGATCACACTCCGGCGTAAAGAATCTTACCGGATACGGACACCATCATGTTATTGATACCTGATTCGGCCATATAGGTGATGACATTGTTTCCAGGATACAGTGTAATCCAACTCACAGCCCTGTCGATGGCGTTGAGAACGTTGTAATCGATGCCCTCCCTACGGATTCTTGCGTATTTTTCTCCGGGCACGGTCGATATGATGATCTGATCCCCCGACTGGAGATCGGATCCGATGATGCTCTTAACCTTATCGGTGTAGATCAGGATCGACTCGTCCCAATCCTCGTTGTAGAATGAGGGATGAGAAGCCGGTCCGGTGAGTTCGACAGTGATGATGACGCCGACCTCGGCTTCACCGTCGTACTGGACGATCTTCGAATGATCGATGCTGATATTGCCGAATTCAAAGGTGTCGCCGGCTATCGGGAACGGGAATTCGAACAGCGACTCCACTGTCGAGAACTGCGTGACGATCTCCGAGACCTCGGAGGCGTCTTCAAACCACGGATCCGCACATCTGATCGTGATCGCCGACGCCTCCTGACTCGTGAATATGGCCACATCGTTGTTCTCGACATGCCCGACGGTCTTCACCCGTCTGGTATCGGTCTCGAAGATGAGCGTCACGGCTCGTTTCTCCGGAAAATATCGGTAGATCCTATGACGCAACTCCTCGATGCTGTGATTGGCATCCCATAGATAGGCAAGCGTGATGGTGATGTCACGCGATTCCTTTCTTGCTCCATTAAAGACGGAACCATCGGAGGTGACCGATTCAGAATGCCACAGAGTGGCTTTCGTTGGCCCAAGACCATCGATGCCGGAGATCAAATATCCGCTCTCCCGAGGGTCGGCGAGCGAAATGGTCAGACTTTCGTTTCGATCATTGATCACTGTCATGGACCTGAACATTGAGACCACTACTTTCCTATAGGTGACATTTTCAATTCCTGACGAAGGAGTTTGAGTTGGTTCGATGTCTGTCGGTAAATATCGTAACGACTGAGACTGGTCGGCGAATTCAACGTCTGGTTGTATTCGATGTTGACCGACTTCGGACCGCTCGTATCCTTCTCCGCCGTCCGAGAACCACTCTCATTTTGACGGAATCGACGATCGATTTCCCTGAGCTCGGCCTCTGATGGAGCGATGGATCTCGACAACATCGAATCGATCGATCCAGCCTGCTTGCTGATGGCACTTAGGTCAAGCACCGGGGTGATCGTCGGACTCGCGTCGAACAGATCGTCGATCGATGACGTCGCCAGCATGTCATTCAACGTGGATATTGCCTTCTGCGCGACCTTCTCGGAAGAATCGCTGACCATGTCCTCTCGATCAGTAATGCCGATCGAGAATCCTTCGGTGAAGAATCGACCAACCTGCATCATGATCTTCGACGGGGAACCGATATCCAAAGCGCGATCAGCAGCCGTCTTGGCCGAACTGGCCATATTGGCCGCTGCGGTGGCCGCCGAGCTCGTATAATTCTCGATGCCGTTGGTGAATCCCTCGACGAGGTATCGTCCGGCATCATAGAATCCGTTATAATAGCCTCTGACGCTGTTAACGGCCTGATTGACGGACGATGAGAACACTCCGGTGAACTGTGATGAATTCGATCGCATGCCGTTCAGCAGACCATTGGCTAGATGTTGACCGGCCGTGCGGAACTGCGACTGGAACGAATTGATCCTGTCCACCGTGGCCCGAAGTCCGGCTGCCGTCGATGTCGTCGACTCGTTAAGGGCGTTCCTAATACTTCCGGCGAAGGCCAATACGACGCTGATGATTGAATGCAATCCGCCGTTAATGGCCAAGGTGGCGCCGATGATGGCAGCGGATATGCTCGACATGTTCTGGCTGACGATGGATCCAACACCGGACAATCCATTGGTCACCGATGCCTTGAATTGTGCGAATCCAGCGGATATGGTTGATCCGTTGGTCGAAATCGCGGTGGCGATGTTCTGCATCGATATCGACAGGTTGGTCGCGAAGGATTTGAGCTGATCCGGAAGGGTGCTCGTCACCGCCGGTACGTTGTTCAACGAAGTGATGAAATTCGAAATCTGGGTCGAGACTCCGGAAAGGTTCGCCGACGACAGATTGGTAGCCGCTGTGGCAATGGCTCGAACCCCGGAAGCGGCATTCGACATGGATTCCGTGATCCCGGAACCAATACCCGTGAACGCTTTCACGCCATTGGCGAGAGCTGTAAGATTACCCTGGATACCACCGGGAATCTTCACGCCATTCCACTTCTTGACGGCACCTGCCAAATTTCCGAGAGGTCCGGTAATGGCGCCCAACGACCATCCACCGACGAACGCAAGCGAGAACGCCTTCACGCCGTTCGCGAGACCGGTGAGATTGCTCTCGATTCCACCGGGAATCGTCACACCATTCCACTTCTTGACGGTTCCGGCCA